AGCAAAAAGACCAAAGATGAAATCGGCGGTAGCTGGATCAGCAAACTGTCCATCGAAGGTTCTTTCAATGTTGACGGTTCTATCGGCATTGCGAAAGAAGTAACTCAGGGCAAAGCCAAAGGCGCTATCGCTGCAATGACCAAACAGGCCGATGCAGCTGCAACCTACGTCGTTAAAGCGGCTGACGGTGAAGTGTCTGCATCTAAAGCCTCTGGCGGTTCTTCTGCCTCTGGTCCGGGTGTAATGCTGGCGTCTGATGCACCGAGCTACGACAAAATCGAGCTGTTCGGTACCGCGGCAACCAAACTTCAGAATCTGGAAGAGTTCGCTGATGGCGAATACCAGAAACTGCAAGCGCTGCCGGGCAACGCCTACATTCAGGTGGGTAATAAGAAACTGGCTGGCGGCGTTGATTTCGCAGCTATCGGTTTCATGACCACTGGTGATGCAACTGAAGACAAACAGATCGCCACTCCAGAAGTGGGCAAACTGTCTGCGGCTGCGCAGGGTCTGGATGCAATCGGTAAAGGCTTCGAGAAAGTCCTGCAAGACTTCCGTACCTTCGATAGCGAAGTTGAGAAACTGCAACGCGCTGCTGAAAAAGCATCTGGTGCTGTAGATAAAGCTGACGACGCGAACCGCGAAGCGCTGCAATCTGCACGTACTGCTGCTGACCAGTCTGTGAAGAACTATCAGGTTCTGAACCGCGCTGTGGCTTACGTTGCTAACACCGTTATCGCTGGCCTGAACGGCTACATCGGTGCTGGTATCGGTGCGTACGGTAAGAAGTAATCCTTCTTAACCCGTAAACGACCCGACGTTAATCATTGAGGTGGGGCAGCGTGCCCCACCTAGAGGAAAAGTGAAAATGGCAAACTTTGCACAAAAACGCGCTGCTCGCGAATCCATTGAAGGCACCGGTACTGTTGTCCCGGATGGCCTGGAGCTGCCAGCAGAATCGGTTGAAGGTATTCTGGCCGAGCTGGCTGAGAAAGAACGTGATATCGATACCACCGACTCTGAGCACGATGTGCTGATTGAAGATGGTAACGAAACTGATGCGCAGCTGGACGCGGTTGACGCGGCTGACGACGCAGCAGCTGATCCGGCCGACGACAAAATGGAAGCGGAAGAAGACATGCCTGACGAAGCAGCGGAAGCGCTGGACGTTGCGCAGGAATCTATCCGTCGTCGTTGGGGCTTCGACCATCGCACCAGCGTAGCTCGCGAAAGCTACGGTAGCCGTAACCGCCGCAACGTGGCGCGTGAAAGCCTGTGGGAAGACATCAAAGCCTTCCTGAAGCGTGCGTGGGAATGGCTGAAAGAGCAGGGTCGTAAGATCAAAGACCGCTGGCTGAAATTCAGCAACCAGGGTAAATCTGTTCAGGGTCGTTCTAAGAAGTTCGGCGAGCAGATCAAAAACCTCGGCAAGCAGAAGTCTGGTAAAGACAAACTGTCTGGTGGCTTCATCAAAGATCTGACCATCGCTGGTAAGTTCGAAGGTACCAACCCCGCTTCTCTGGATCAGGTGTTCACCAAAAAAGGTGACTTCGCCAAAGTTCAGGACGAAGTGCTGGCCGAAATGACCAATGCTGTTGATGAGCTGGCCAATGCTTCTGAAGCTGACTTCACCAAAACTGGTAAGAAGGCGAAAGAACTGGCTGACGTTATCTCCAGCGATCTGAAAGGCGAACATCCGATGCTGGGCAACCAGGTGTTCAAAGTTGAAACTGAAGCCACTGAAGACGGCGACAGCTTCGAAGTGAGCACTACCGTTGTTGAAGCGGAACACAGCGTAGAGAGCGATATCTCTACTCCGTCTATCGCACAGCTGAGCACGGTTAACACCTTCTTCAACAAAGTCGGTGTGGAGATCGAGAAGAAGGTTAAAGCGTATCACGCAACTAACCAGAAACGCGATCGCTACGAAGCGGCCATCGAGAAACTGCTGAAGAAAGTTGACGGCGTGAAAATCGATGAGCAGGGTGGCGAGTTCTCCAAGTCTATCCGTCTGGTCCGTAAAATGATCGGTGCAACTAACCAGTTCCTGGGTGCTGCTGAGCGTGCAGACGCTTCTAACACCAAGAACCTGGTATCTGGTCTGAACGGCCTGCTGGTCGCCGGTATCGCTGCTTACGAGAAAAAGTAAGTTAGTGTGCTGACGCGGAATGCCCTACTCCTTCGGGAGTAGGGTTTTTCTTTTTTTATTTTAAAAAGTTTTCAGATAGATATTATCCTAGTGAGTATTCATCCTATTCACCTTTAAGGAGTATCAAATGTTAACTGCACCGAAAACTGTCGTCAATGTTGGCGCATACCAGAATCCGAAAGTCCGTTATAACCGCCGTGAAGACAAAGTGTCGGTCACGTCCGGTAAAGCAGAATTCACCTGTAGCTATCTGGAGTTCTACGCACTCCTGCTGTGGGCACGCGTCAGCTATCATGCTGAGGAACAGATGGCCTTCGTTACTCGCGAGACCCGCTATGAGATTGAGCCGCCGAATGGGGTGACGGTACGTGAGCGTATCCGTGACCTGTTGAACGCAGCCAAAGGTTTCCTGCCGATGCCAACCGACACCCCATCAACATATACGTGGGATGACGAAATCATTTACGGGAGCGACTTAGAGCACATCTACCTGCGTGAGTCAGTCGATTCATGGCGTCCGGTATTTGCGCTGCGTGTGACGCTGCCTGCGTCGATTAAACGTGATGACGGTTTAGCCCTGTACCATCAAGCGAAAGAAACCATCAACGAAGGCCGTACACTACCGACCGGTACGGAAGACATCAGCATCATCTACCCGAAAGACGAAGCTGACTCACCGACCTACCGCGGTATCAACAACCGGAAAATCTTTGAAGAGTATTCGGGTGTTCCTGTTCCGAATGCCCCGGTCTAAAAAGGCGTCCCCACCTTCGGGTGGGGCACTCTTTATTTTTTACAAATCCCCTTTTGGTTATGCGAGGGGGTAGGCCCTTTTATGTCTTTGGCCGATCGATCGGCGCTTGTCGTTCAGACAAGCTGCCTTATTGCCTTTGACCTTTATCGTTTATCGAGGAACACGTATGTTGGAAACAACCAGCTTTGCTTTTAAGATGGAAACCATTCTCCATCCGGTGATGGTATTCAAATCGCCTACCCGCCCGCAGATTAAGCTGTTCGTTGTAATGGAAGATTTAGAAGCGGCACTCATCGAACTGGGTGTCCGTGATTACCGCGGCCCGATTACCATTCGGCTGGCTACTCCGTTCTACGGAAAGGAGAAGTACGCTAATAGTCGAATGGATGGCATTGTGTTCGATGTGGAATGTCGCACCGTATCTACCGCCGTCATTACCGACAGTGTCGAGCTGTTTACATTCTCCCGCAGGACATTCACCACGTACTTGCGCGAACTTATTAAAGAAATCAACAAGGATAAACAATCATGAAGTTGAGCATTATTGTTGCGGCTGATCGTAATAACGCCATCGGTAAAAACAACGAGCTGCCATGGCGCTTACCTGCTGACCTCGCCAACTTTAAAGCCTTGACCATGGGCAAGTCACTTATCCTCGGTCGTAAGACGTGGGACAGCTTAGGCCGTAAACCGCTACCGGGTCGTGACCACTATGTGATTACCCGCCGTGTGGATGACCTGACTGTGGAAGGTGGTGACCCGAAACAGGTCGTGGGTATGAGCAGCATTAAAGAGGCGTTGCTGTGCTGCCGCGAAGAAGGTGTTGAAGAAGTCTTCATCATCGGCGGGGCAGAAATTTATCACCAGACTATCAAGGATGTTGACCGTATCTACCTGAGTCGGGTAGATATTGCGGTCGAAGGCGCAGATGCGTTCTTCCCGGAAATCGACCGTAACCTGTTCCAACAGACGATGTCGATGCGTTACCTGAAAGACGGTGACAAACACACACACGATTGGTATTACCAAATCTGGGATAAAGAAGGGGTTTAAGATGGGTGGATATGCTCTGACAGAAATGAACGAGTATGAAATGAACGAATCGCTGGAGCGGTTCTTTCGTGAGATTACGGGGAAAGAGGAAGTGCCCGTTAAGGTACTTTTGACGCGCTTAAACAGCGACCCGCATGATACGCAGTTGCGTGGCATCGCGCTCTACGAAGGAATGGCGTACAACTTCCTTCGCCTGACGCCACAACAGGCGGCTAAAGTGATGGTAAAGTCTGACCTGTGCAGAAACACGGCGGTGATTCGTGAGTCGTACAACATGACTGTTGTACGCAGCAAGACATTAATTGCTGGCGTGGTTTACGAACCGTTCTAAAAGTGGGGAGCTTCGGCTCCCTGTTTTTTTTTGCATTTGCGTTCAGTGATATGTATAAGCACAAGCAATGGCCACCATGTGGACGGCCTGAGGGGATGAAATGCAACAGTATTTCGAAGTGCCGTCACTTGATGTGACCATCCGCAAGGCGGTTATTGACGGCATCGTCTATCGATTATTAAACGAATCGGGGATGGACAAATCCGACGCAGTCTTCCTAGACTCGTTTAACACTGCCCACCAACCCGGTTCAACACTCGGTGATGCAACCGAAGTGGAGTACGCGTCTACTGACCGTGTTTACGTTGAGGTTGATGAAGAACGTGACGAAATGGCGCGTATTAACCGTGGAGTGGGATTAGGGATCGAACTGCCGTTTTTCCACGATGAAACCAACAACATCAAAGCATGGCCGATTCGTACCAAATACAAAGTCACCATCACCTTCCGACGTAATGCCAAGTCTGAGGACGAATTGTTACGCTGGACAAATCGCCTGAACAGCCTGTTGGACATGGGTCGCTATT